ATGGTGTTCATAGTTTCTCCACAAAGTATAATAAGATTGCAGCCACAATAATAGCTACTAATGCAATAATGTCTGATTTTTTCATTGTATGGTCATATTCTGATTATAATTATAGTCACTTGGTTTAATTTCAAGGACATGTCCAAGTAATTCTCTGAATTCATTAATTGTACCTGCTGATTCATTAAACATATAAACACGACCAGAAACAATCGCTGATAAGGCTAATGGTTCTAATTTATATTCTTGGAGAAGTTTAAGTAAAAACTCATCCACTTTAATTGAAACTTCATCTACTTGTAATTGTCGTTCTTCTGTCATAAGTCACCTGTTCATAATAAAAGTGCTAGTTTATTCTCGGTTTAAAGATTCAGTATCTACTAGCAAATCAGTCATCTGGCGGCATTTCGTGGTAGTTTATAGTGCGCCACGGGACGCTATGCCCCTATCACACTTAATACTATTTAGCAGCTACTAATGCCTTAACACATAAATCTGTTTTGTTTTGTGTAGCCGTACCGACTAGGTCGTGACCTTTAACATGAGCTTTTGCTAAAGCGTCAACCACTTCTGTTTGAGCTTTACAAGCTAAATCGAAGTCTTCGTTTTTAACAGCCACTACGCTTAAATTTTGGAGGCGAGCAGCTCGTTCAAATTGTGTTTGCTTATCATAAGAGATAAGAATAGCAGCCGAAGCTACTGTTGTTGCGATGGCGGCAATAGCGCCTGTTACAATTACTAATTTTTTCATTACATTTCCTTTTGGGTTATTTTTATCAAAGAGCTTTTGGCTCACTTATATGTATATCATCCACACAAATTTCATTATATTATTTTTAAATATCTTTATTCTTATAATCACTATAAGGCGGAACAGATATCATTTCCTCCTGCGCTAAGTATTGAGGTTCCTTAGGATACTTGCCAGTTCAAATCCCGTATGACGCATCCGTTTTTATCTCGGATCCAGACCTCTCTGTTTGAAGGGCTACCCACCTTCACTTGGGTTTTTAAGTATGACCATTCTAACACAATTACGATTCGTTGTCAACCTTTTTGACGGCAAATATCTTATCGAACCTTGGGTCTTCAATATTAATCATCTTATGCTTTTCAAGTAAGGATAAAGTATGTTCGATACCAAGGTTAAGCCCATCACCCTTGCCTGAATGATATGCACAATATCCAATAATTAAACTTCCTGCTAAATAAACCCATTCTAGTGCCATATTATTCTCCTTTTAAATATGTGTAAATGGTATCCAATTGTTAGCCTTCTTAATCAGTCTTTTTCTTATAACTGTCCAATCGAGGTCTTTAAATGTTCGTGTATAATACTTATATGAGTGAATATACTTGCGCCGTGAGACCGTCTTGAGCACCTGATACGGGTCTTCTTTGGGATAGTAATATCGAATCTCCATGGCTATATCATGGCCAAAACAATCAATCTCATCCAACTCCGAGAAGTAATTGATATCCTTATCCTGTATATTCATATCAAAGTAGTTCCCTTCATTATGCTCGGGAAACTGACATTGATGTTGGTGAATCAGCTCATGCTGAAGCACCTGTCCTACTAGAAACCTAAAGTGTTCCCACTTGTCTTTCCAATTAAACTTACCATGGGCCTTTGGTGGAAAATGTAGGTGTAGGTGAATAGGTTGATATACCTTATCATACCAAAACTCACCACCGATAGCTAAGTCAGTCTTACCAAGTGTATTATCGGTGTGAACCAATACCTTTACATGAAAGGGCTTCAATACCTCTTGGAGGTTCTTGGCTATATCTTGGTGCCTCTGATATCCACAGAATCGTTCTTGGTGTGAATCAAGTGCTTTAAATATCTCGGAGCAGAGGTACATGGCTTACTTATCAATAAGCAAAGTAGATACCTAAACCAATACCAAGTATAAAGGCAAGAATTATCTCCCACCAAGTATAAAGAGAATTGGTATATAATACTAGCTTCACATAGATATCTCTTAATATATTCCTTACTCTAATTTTATCCATTCTATTCTTTCAACCTTTCTTTGGGTTTTTCAGCGCCTCCAGAGACTTTAAGAGTTTCCGAAGGCTTTTCCTCTTTCATTAAATGATGGTCATGGGCATAGATGGCCACAATGATACCACAAGCCCCACCGACCATGCCTGTGAACATCATATCAAACCCCCCTGTGGCTACTGCCTTGACAAACACAAAGTTTGCTACTGTAATTGACATAGAGGTGAGTGCAGCTGCTAAATATCGTGAGTGTTGAACATTCTTGCTCTGGAGACCTAGGAGTCCCACAAGGAAGAATGATGCTACAAATAATATAATGTATTGAATCATTGACAATCCTCAATATACATTACAGCTAACACGATGAATGCTAATATCCAATGTCCTGTGAATATTAAAAATACTAGGGCTGTTAAGGGTGCTATTATCATTCTGTTTTAATCACTATATGACCAAAGTGTATATTTTTAGAATCAGAATATACATAGAAGTCCGTAGGCATCTCAACTATATTCCCTAAACTTTCGTCCACTTCTTCTGTCAGGTTCTCCACTTTAATACAACCTAAACTACCAGAGTCCACACAGTAGGCACGACCTTTATTATCGAAGTATTCACCATCACCATAGGCAGTATAAAACATAGCAAACTGTCTTCCGTCTGATAACCTAAACTGTCCTTCATTAGGGTATTGGTCACCTGCTGTTAGGTCACACACTTCGTCCCATTCGGGGTGCATAACATAGCACAAGTCTCCGATATAATAAACGCCTTTTTGTAATCTCATATTAGTATCCTATCATATAATCATTGTAAAATGTGGCAAGTATCCTCCAAATCAAAAGCTGATTTTGCTGGAGGTAAAGTAAATTTGTGGTAAGTATCCTCTAAACGAAAAGTCGAATTTCGCCATAGTATAAGTCTTTTCATCAGCGTCAAAAGGATGTTAAGGGCTATAGACCTTCATCAAGAGGACTCCTTCCAACTGTCCTGGAGGTTCCTTGACCAGCACTAGGGTGCTGTGCTATCGTCAAAGTCTCCGTAGTCCTTGGCTATCTGCACCACCTGAGGCACAGTCATGCCAAATTGGTTGGCCACAGCCTCGAAGTCGTTCACCTCTAGGGCTTCTAATACTTCAATAACCAGTTCTTTCATTTTACCCATTGAAGTCTCCATTCTTTTCCCACACCCAGCCAGGGTCGCAATCAATCGGATCGGGACCATAGAATCTCGGGTCTGCCATCAAGTTTGGTAGGATAACTAAATCATCATACATGGCCTCGATAGCCTTATTGTTTTCTTCTTTAGCGGCAAGCGCTAGTTCTTGATTGGCCTTACATAAAGTCAATGGCATATTCGTCTCCTACTTGGTTAATGTCAACATTCATCATACCATAGGTACCGGAAAGGTAAGCATATACTTTTTGCATGTCGGTCTCATTGGTCTTGAGGAATAGCGTATAGTTCGTCCAGGAGGCTTTGGCCTCTGGTACGAGCTGAAGTATCTTATCAGTCACTAGGGCTTCAAAGGCCTTGTCACCAAGGGCTAGCGCTTTCTTATATTCAAAATTTACATTAGGCATTTTTTTCTTCTTTCATCATTTTAAAAATTATATATTTGGCACGGTTCATAAGCTGGCGAGCAGATTCCGTGTCAGGTCGTCCATATTCTTCAGAGATAAGTTCTTGAGCGTCTGATAGCATACTCGCAGCTAACATCAATGGATCTCGATAATCTTGTAGAGCGTTATCTATCGCAACTGCACGGCATCCGTATGCCTGCATGTCCCACTGGTTCTTTTCTTCAACTGTTCTTGTCATTTTTTCGTTTCCTTTTAAATTCTATATAACCATCCTAACATACTATTGCCTATTTGTCAAGCACTTTCGCTAAATATATTGCCCTTAATAATCAAGAGCTTAGCTAAATCATTCTCTTTTATCTTTGAGATTATTGACTGTAAAACATCTTCCACATCATTATAGCCAGCTGAACCAGCCTTGGTCTTAGCCATGTGGAGTATAATTAATAGTTCGTTATCGTTAAATTGGATCATGCTATCACCCATCCATTCGATTCAAGAGCTGCCCGACCTTGAGCTGTCTTGGTCATATTCTCAAAAGCATTCTCGAGCTTTTGGATCTCGTCAAGTAAAAAGGCACGATTTGCTGCCTGTTCAACTGTATAAAAGGTTGGTCGGACACCATAGAAGTCTTTATAAAAATCTCTGAAGTATCCTAATAATTGGTCTTCGGTCATACTGTTAAAATTCATTAGTTTAGCTCCTGTAAGCGTTTTTGTAAGCGTTTCAATATTCTTTTAAATTCAGCAGATTTACCACCTGGCACATTGGCTATGATGTCTTTTACTGTCTCAATTTCTAATATTAATTCGTCTCGGTAACTCATTTATTTCTCAATTCTATAACACCATTATATCATAGGTTTGCCTAAATGTCAAGCACTTTCGCTAAAAATACTTGCCCTTAATAATCAAGAGCTTAGCGCTAAACCCTTGTTTTTGTTAGCTTTATAATGCTTGACATTGTTGCCGATTTATGATAGAATGGTAATATAGAATCGAAAAGGACATAGAATTATGAAAAATACAACTGCTTACAACATCATCCAAAAAGAAGCCGATTTTCTCGGCAAGTCATTCTTTGATACCCTTGTGGATATCAAAAAGTACCGTAGAATGATTTATAGCCCTAAAGTCGTGGAAGCCTTTGATATAGTCTTTGATGATGGCTGCAAACTCTTTGCTATTAAGGATACTGAATAATGAATAACATCAAAGACCTAACCAACCAACTATGCACCATCCTCAAGGCTAACTATTATAAGAATGGGTCAACCCTTGATTATGATTTTGTAACCGAAGAAGGTAACCGCTACATTAAGATTATCATGGTGAATAACCAGCGTGGCGTCCATGCCTTCGTTGATAAGAATAATGGCGACCTATACAAGGCCAAATCATGGAAGAGCCCTGCCAAAGGTGTTCGCTTCAACCTAGTGACTGACATTGAAAAACTCAAAGTCATGGCCGATTGGGCTGGTGGTTACCTTTATAGGAGATAGTATGGTTAAGAAATACATTGAAATAGGCGGACCAAGTGACGCTGAATTGAAGAAGATTAAAAAAGAATCAAAGGACATTTATAAGATACCACTTAAAGAGCTATTCAAAGTGGATGAGTATATAGAGGTTCAGGACTCCGCTTGTGATGATAATTATCCTTGCGATAGTGCCGATGGTTATAAAGCAACCAATCGTATTGATAGGACTTATTACTAGGTCACCAGGTCTCGCCTCGGTCATACCCTTCGGGTAGGTCGTCATAGTCCCTTATAGTAGGGACACCAACAGCAAACTCGTCAACGGTCATTGAGGCCAGTGGCGTGCCTAATTGCTTTTGCTTAGCAATGGCTTCGGGAGTTTTGTTATACTCGATGGCCACTCTACGCATGCCTTGACGCATAGCCTCAGTCGGTTCACGGTCTCTCGATGCACACCCTTGGGAACAGTAGGGGCCTCGTCTGCGGTGTTCTATACTGCAAAACTTACACTTCTTTAGTTTATATTGTCCAGGCATTATTACTAACGGATCCAATGGTTTTATAACAGGTTGGTTACTACCTACTTATCCAATAATTAAGGGAGTGGCCGAATAATCGGCCCTTTACCCTATGCAGCCTGTAAAAGTCTGGATAAATTACTCTCTGAATCAATTTCAGAAAATGAGTTATCTTTTAGTTTACCTACATGGAACATAATGAGTTTATCCATGGGATATATCTCTTGTAAAGACTGGATAGCAGGAATAATACCAAATAAACGAATAACTTTTGATGGTTTGATAGTTCCTTCAAAATAAGCGTCTTTGATTTCAATTAAAGACCTTTCATAATTACTACGGAAGGTATCAACTTTATTCTTAAATGACTTCTCAGGATCAGCACCATCTAAAGTATCAGTATGTAAAATAACCCTTAGCTCTTTTACATTACAGGTGGCAAGGTCTCTTTGAAGGTATTTTGATGTCATTGTGAGTGCTTTAGAATAGAAAGCAGTGGAAATGACTTTATAGTAAATACCATTTTCCTTTTCATTATCATGGTACCCATAGTCTTTTAGCCACTTTTTGGCTTTTTCTTCGTTGAAAGAAAGCACTTTGAATGTGAATCCTGAGCCTTCCATAACATTTAATACTATCTTATTAATAGTCTGTGGTTTAAATGAGCCTGGGGCAATTTCTAAAACACGGTCACGGATATCGTTGTATTCTCTCTTAATCCAACCCATTTTTACTGCATGATTACAATTTACAATGATGTCAGCCTTGGTATGAGGTGAATATGGGTCAACAACTGAATTTTGAATTTGTGCCATTTTAGAATAAGCATTCCAGCTGGTACACTTATAGACATCAACAATAACATTGGTAAAACCAGCCCTAATTAGCTTTTCTAGGCGGGTTCTTCCATCAACAATCATTAAAGAATTATTTAAACACCAGGCTGAAGAAATTGGAACATGGGAAAGTTTAAAGCCTTGTTCTTCAATGCTAGCATGGACTTCTTCAGCATTCATTCCACGACCATTTGAGCGAATAAATTCTTCTTGTGTTTGGAATGATTTCTCAAATTTATCATCAAAATCTAAAACAATGTCATTAATTTCTAAAATTTGACGACCAATATATTCAATTCCATCAGGTAATTCAGATTTGTGATATAAACCTGGATATACATCAGGACAGATATATTTTTTTGATAACTCTAAATCTTCTTGGGTAAAACTTTTGGCGCTTAAAGGCACAGAGTGGCAAATAGCCATATTGATTCTCCTTATCGGAAACGAAAAATGTATTCATCATACTTTTTTCTTGGGTTTTAAAAATGTAACACTCATCATGTTACTATTGTAAAAATAACAAATTTAGTTATTTTCTATCACTACTTATAAAAGGATAACACTAAAAATCAATTAAAAGAGGCAATTATATCATTAATTATGGTTCATACCATGATTCACTATCTGGTACCCATTCTAGGTGCCAGTCTTTTCTTTTACACTCATTCAACCTATCGGCTATCTCTCTTATAGAATACCCTACTCCATACATATTACCATTATTCTCTACCCTACGAGCAATATTGTGTAATTGAATGATTATCTCTTCCAGTTCTATCTTACTATCAAATAGGTCTAATTGTTTGGACATATAACACCTTTCTATATTGTATATTTTTTAAGGTAGCCGGTTCTGATTGCACGAGCATCTTCAAGGGCATTATGAGGTAAGGCTGAAGTATAGTCAAGGCGCCTTTCAAGCGTCATTCTTATAGATGTATTCACTCCAAGCATCTCACCTGGTCCCGTGAGTAGCGCTCTTGAAAAATGGTAGAAGTCTTCAGGCCAATCGGCTATAACCTCTACTTCATCGAATCGGTTCAGGTACTGTCGGAGTTTAGTCTGAAACCTCTCATAGGTATTTTCTTCTTTTTGTAGGACAGGTATCACATTGTCAAGCACCCATGGATGGCACATAAGGTGTCGGAAAGGAACAACCTCATAGAATTCATCACCTTCTTCTGATACTAGAGCCATGGATATCAGGTCACCGTGGAAAGTGGTAAATTCTGTATCTAAAAATAGTTTCATTCTAGTCCCAAAGGCTACGATAATACTTACCAAATAGGCGGAGACCGTTATCGATACGGGCATTATGAGCCTTTAATCCCTTATGGTCTACTTTGATGTCCCGAATGGACTTATCAATATCCTTACCGTTTTCCCATCCTTCGGATTTGGTCATATGTGTATAGAATTGCTTGTCATTATCCCAAACTGATAGCTGCTCAAAAGTCCATATCATCTCATCAAGTATATAATCAAACCTCTCAAAAAAGGTGTTATCATTATCTTCAAATAGCTTATGGACATCTGAATCACCAGTTCCTTTGGCACCAATTCTTAATTTCTTTGGGACATCTTCATCATCAACAAACGGTGCGCCATGCTTGGTTTCCCTTAATTGCTTCAGCATAGGTAGAATAATGGGTGATAGTGTAGAATCTATTGACCAGGTATCCCAGCGGTCAATCTTAATATAATTCACTTTCGGGTGAATGACATCAAGTAAATTCATCCATAAGGTGCATACTGGCTCTAATACTTTATTGGTTCTTCTCACCCAAGGCTCATCATAGTCAATTTCACGCCAGAAACAAACCTTCTCGCAAATTCTATATGGTGATACCCAATGGTCCCTAGGTTTATTGGTGTATATCTTCATGCTAACCACTCTTTCAGGAACCCTTCGGTTTGCATACCTACGATTCGTTTAGTCTCTACATCATCCTGAAGCATAACAAGTGTTGGAACGCCCCTCACACCATATTGGATGGCTAGGTCTTGCTTCTCGTCAATGTCTATCACTTCAATTGGATAGTCTGTAGGAATATCTTCAAGTGTTCTCGCCAGCATCTTGCATGGTTGGCACCAGGATGCGGTAAACCTTAGGACTTTTCTCATGCGACACCTCTTCCTTGGCGGTAACCTATAGAATAGGCAACCTTCCATGCTTCCCATAATTGGTCTCTTTGGAGTGCCTTAGGACTATTTGAGTGGTCTTTATACCATGTAAGGAATTCTTCGGTATACTCCCATGGTGTTTTATTCGTAGTTATCATATAAGTCTTTCAGCTTCTGGACGCCTTTAAAGACGCATAGAATGAGAGTGGTGATGACATACAGGACACCTAGGAGGCATTGGTTTATAGGCCATAGTATGAATCGTAGCACCTTTGGTACCTTGGCGGTATACAGGTCATCAATCGGCTCTAATGTATCGGCCAAGGTGGTTGATACTTCATTCAGTAATTGCATCATTGGTAACTTCCTTTGGGTATAAATTCATGGCCACAGGCACGGCATTTCCATTTGATTACGGAATGGCCATTCACTACGGTATAATAGGTTGATATCTCTCTATGGATACAGGTCACTCGGATACCTCATGGGTAATCTTAACTTCGCTTAGGAGACCTATATCGATAGCAGGTTTCTGAAGCGTTTCATTGATAGTCTCGGTTAATGACTTCTTTGTCTTAACTGTGGTGTTTTTGAATAATGGATGATTTGAATCATCCTCGTTATAGATAAATTCTGACATAATTTTCTCCTTACTCTATATGTATAAATCGAATTCGTAGCCCAATAGGTTTAGGTTCAGTATAAAGGTACCAAGCTCATAGGATACATGAAGCCGAGCCCAAAATGCGGTATCTTTGATGACTTGAACATTAAAGTATTTAAAACTTTTGAACCAGTAGCTCTTCCATACTTGGCCATTCCAAGAACGGGTAACCTTAAAATCTAAATTAATCATTAGCGACCTCTGCCAGCAGATTTTTTGGCTGATTTGTGTGAGGTGACCTGGTCTTTTATTGCACCTTTAGAAGTATCAAGGTCGTTCTTCTTGGTACCTTTATTTTGTTTCTCATTCTTTTTGGCTAATAATTCTTTTAACATATCTGCATATGACATAATTACTCCTTTTTAATCCAATCTTTATCCCACATATCTTTATATGGGTCATCTTTTAACCAATCATCTTTACTCATTTTATCAAACTTATCTTGTTTGTCTTTTGATAGAACAGGTTTAAGTTTTGGCTTATTCTTTTCTTCATAATGGTGTGTTACTTTGTCAGCAACTGTCACGGCTATTGATATTGGGTTGATGTAATCAACTGGTGAGGTTGCCGTTGCATCAGCAAGGTACATCATACCTGCCGTTGCAGCTTCAAGTATCACTTAATTTCTTCTTCCATTGAATGTAGTAGATTCTCAACCTTTACGATATTACTATTGAAGCAGGCCTGTATATTATTTCTCTCTAAATCATTGTTAATCGTATTCGACATCGTAAGCATATTTACTTTGAAATCTCGTATAGTTTTAAACAACTCTTTACGAATATCTGGTTTCTTAATGGTCATAGGTGATGAGACATCAATCCGACCCGTTGGCGCTGATACCTTCCCAAGCATTTCGTTTTTAGGCATAATAACCCCATGAAGTTCTTTGTTTCTTTTTCTTTGAATAGTTACTTGCAGCTGATGAACCATATACTATACTTGATAGAATCGTTGTAGCTAACCAGGTTTGCCATGTATATGGAATGCCTGAATGAAATAGTGTGTTAAGTGACCAGATAATACCAAACGGAATAACACCAATTAATACAAAAAATAATATTGTTGCTAATAATACTTTCACGGCCTTCATATAGTTCCCCTGTGTTTAAATTGTTTTAGTTACTGTTTCATAGAGTGATTCGAATTCTTCATGTGTCGCTACTTCTTCGGAGAAGTTTTGCTTATGGTACACATTAATTAATTTCTTTACCGTTTTCTTTGGAATCTGAAAGTTTTTGCTTGTATCGTTAATAATATTCTTTACAAGGTCTCTCTCAGCATCAATGCGTGTGAGTGAATTGCTAGCCTCTTGTAAAGCGCCTTTGATTTTCTTCTTATCTTCTTCAAGTAATTGCATTATAATCCTTATAAAATTAATTCAGTTAATTGTGAATTCTCACCCATTGTTCCTTTAAAGAATGTATTAAAGGCCAAGGATATGCGTTTGTTATCTCCGTCTTTTGTCTCAACATTATGAGTGGTACCCGATGGAAATAAAATAATCATACCTGTTTTGACAGTATAGAACCATGAATCAGAATTATACCAATTCCATTCAGTAGGAACAGGTTTGATTTGTTGATAACTTTTTTTGTGCAAGGTTATCTTATCGTGTGCTTCATTTGCATTAATATACAGGACACCAGAGATAAAACTATTTGGATGCTCATGGGTATGATGATATTGATTTTTCTTGGTGTAATTAGCCCAAGATTGTGTAATATACGGAACCATTGCATATTTGGGTGCATGAATTCGTTTAATGTATTCGGCAACATGAGCTGTGAGTATATCTTTTAAATTCTCCATACCCTTTTCATTTAAAATATAATTATTGGCAGATGTGATATTGCCTGCATTAGGGACAACTTTCTTTTCAGCTGTCGTAAATATTCCCATTTCTTCTTTGGTAAATGGTCTATCTAAATTTGAAATATAAACAGGGATTGGAAACACACCTGAAATCTCTGGCTCTTTAATTGTAATCATTTTTATTTTCCTTAATCATTCATTATATCAGAATCATCGACAGAATTGAGGTAATCATA